CGGAGAGGTCAGCGTCGGAGAGATTAGCAAAGAAGAGGCTAGGCATATCGGCGTTGCGGTCAGATGCAAGCCATTCGTTTAGTTCAGTGAGTGTAGTCGTCATGTTGTTGGCTCCGTTGTGTAGTGGTGTGATTAGCGTAACGGGTTAGCGAGAGGCTGTCAAGTGTTAATTTCCCTGTGCTTGTGGAAAGCTGAAACCCTTTGATACCAGGGGTTTCCAGCCATAGATAAATTCTATGTTGACACGGTACCATTGTCATGCTACCCTAGAGGAAGTCTCGACCCTAACGGACAATGGGGGGTAGCATTGCTTCCCGTCCGGAGGACGCCCGCCCGGCGAGGGCAAAACAGATGAGCGATTAGCGAATCTACTGAGTGATCTCAACCTGCCAACGACTGACCAACGGGAAGGAGCAGAGCAGCATTGATCGGTTGTCAGCTTAGACAGACCTGATCGGTTGTCTCTCACTTAGAGGGCTGTAACACAAAGAAAGAGAGTGCTTCTCACTTAGCTTTTGAATCTCAGCTTAGGTCTCAGGGGACGCGCACATCTGAGAGCTTGTGACACAGAGCAGACAATGCTGATCGGCTGTGTTGATCACTCAAAGAGACGATCAGGGTAAGCACTGAGAGAGAGACGATCACGATCACGAGGGCGTTAAGCCCGAGTGTGATCAGAGCCGCACCGCCTAAGTACAGCCCCCTCTCTCGCTTCGCTCGATTCACCCCCTGCCTAAGCTAAGTTGAGTATGCGGAAGTCAGCAGAAGCGCCGATCAGTATCCTCTGAGACGATCAGTAGATTGAGATTGGGGGAGATGTTACCCAGAGTTGCTAGAGGCAATCGCGACCGAAGGGAGCGTTGCCAGAGGGTGACAGCCAGAGAGCCGATCAAGCGTAGCGTGTGCCAGTTAGTTGTGACAGTTGGTAAGCTGTACCATTCAATAGTACGCTCAACCTGACAGCGAAGTAAAGCAGCTAACGGGGAGAAACATCTAATGATCTCCACGGTAAGTAAGACGGTAAAGCAGATAGCTACAGTAGTGTTGTAAGCGATGCGGTTAGCAGTTAGTTCAAAGCGGTTAGCGGCTGGCATAGTGTGTACTCCGATTGGTAGTTAGTAGTTAAAGGTAGCTTAGAGCAGTAACAGCCATGTTGTCAAGCTCGGCAAGCAAGAAGCTAGACAGCGTAGCGTAGCTTATATCGGTTGAGTCGTTACAGTGGCAGAACTCTCGGTAGGTGATCCCCGCTGTATCGAGATACATTCGTGTTACTCGCTGAATGTGAGTCACGCTGTCAGTCGGTTCTATAAGCTGTAAGCAAAACGCCGTGAAGTCAGAAAGGCTGTACTTAGTAAGTTGGTCAGATAGTGTGTAACGCTCGGTTGTAGTTGTCATGTGTACTGCTCTGGTTGGTGTGGTGTGTTCGACTCCTTTAAGTTAGCAGGATAGTTAGATGAATGTCAAGCAAGTTGTCTCAAGTCGGTTAGCAGTAACGGGATTGCTACAGGCAACCGCGAGCGGTAGCGAGCGTTGCCAGAGGGTAGATGAGTGTGTTGGCTGTCAGCGTGTGGCGCTCCTTGCTCCCACTTGCCCCTCCTCTCCCCTGCCCTCTCTCTTAGCACCTACGCCTACGCGCCCGCCCTCTCAAGCACCCGCCTACGCCTACGAGCACACGCACCTACCCGCCCACACGGGGGTACAGGCACGCGTATAGTATGTACGACGTGGAGAAAATTTTCTGCATGAGAACTGCTAAGCTCAGCAACTTAATCTACGACGCTGAGAGAATTTTCTGCATGAGAGCTGCTGTACGGCGCTAATCTCACCACTGCCTCCGTCCCTGTTACGACACTCACTACCGTTCGTGGTCGTCTCTGACGACTCCGCTTAACACCTCACGCTCAACACTATGACTTACAACCGCCGACTCTCTGACATCAACTGGAAACCCGCTAAACAGCGCCCTACTGTCAGCGCAGCCGGTAAAGATACTACTAAACGCTCCACCTATAAATACCGCAAAGCAGCCCTCCGTCCTTCTTCACTCAAGGAGATCGAAAGTGACTACGCAAGACCCCTCCGTCAAGACCATACAGCAACGAACTCAGCACTACCTGCGAAACTCTCAGCAGAGTACCACTCCCAGCGAAAGAAGCTCCCTTCCTGGCTCCTTGACCAGCGACTTGCTCAACGCGGAATCACTATTGAGCGACTCCCCAACGGAAGGCTCCCTCCTCTACCTGTCGCTACTCGAAGAGAGATCCATCTCCTCGACCCGTATGCGCGCTCGAAGACGTTCTCCCGCAATTTCCTCCGATTTAGTGACAACATACCTTGGGGGACAAACCACTCCTGGGGTGAGCGCTACACCGGAATCTGCTTCGACAGCCCCTACCAACTCGACCGAGAATTCGACTGGCACCTGATAGCCCACGCTGACCACTGTGACGACACAGATGTCGCTAACTCCTCAGAGCTTCCATTCTGGGGAAAGATGAACAGCGGTATGGGCTTCGTCGCTTTCGGGGATTTCGACAACCCCTTCTTCCTCTTTACAGAGCCAAGCCGTGCAGCATGGGAAGCAGCCAGTCTCGCTGCCCGTCCCAAGCAAACTGCTAACCGCTTGAAGCTCCTACAGACAGCATTTGACCGTCTCCCCTCTAAAGCTCTAAACTCCGACTGGGTAGTCTCAGCGCAGCCAGCCTACACTTACAACAAGCTGCTGACCGCAGCACTGCCGCTCTCCCCAGAGACTACACACCTCGTAAGTCGTAGCCGTGCACTCCATGTAAGCGGTAGAGATTTTGGGGGAGACGTTACGCTCAACATCCCGCTGATGGTACTCTGTGACTCGCTCCCCTTAGAGCTGGTCATGATGTGTCTCACTCTTCGTCAATACAAAGAATACTGCCATGTTTGGAAACGACTTCCAGAGTTCCCCACTTTCAACCGGAGTTGGGGAGACATCGTACACCACAGCGACGCCCCTGACTACACTCGCGCCAGGAATGTCATCACTCAGCTCACCGCTCCAACTCCCTGCGACTGGGCTTACAGCTCAGACGCTCCGGACAGTGCTGACTACTGATAAGCGCCGCACTCGTCACACTTTCCCCGGCTTACGGAAACGTTAGCCCCACCCTGCTAAGCTCTACACTTAGCTACCCCATTCTGAACGCCGCACTGTTAAGCTCTAAACTTTACTGGGGGCATCTTAAACGCACAATCACAGAAGGTACGCTCAATGTCAAACAGAGTACAGCTCAGTATCCAGCTTGTGGGGCTTTCATTAGCAGTTCTCACTATGGTACTATCGTTCACGCGCCCAGTCTACGACAAGATGGAAATGCTTAACAACCGCCTCTCCGTCATCGAGACCCAGATACGCTACCTACAACCTACGAGCAGCAAATGATTGCCAAAAAGAAACCCAAAGAGCAACCGCTAACCACAGTTGCTCCGCTACCCACACCTGGGGTAGACCCAGCAACGACTGCAATGCAAGAATCCCTCTTGCAGCAACTCTCCCAGCTCAAGCAGCAGGGAGACCAACAGCTCGAAGCCGCGAAGCAGCAGCAAATTGTCGAGCAGCGTCAAGCCGAGTCGGTAGCGGAGCAGCTTAAACAGCAGAACACTATCGCTGAACGCCAAAACGCTGACAATCAACAGCGTTACGCAGCGGCAACGGCTGCATCCGACGAGCAGGAACAGCTCACTGCTGCTCAGACTGCCGCTGCCGCTGCTAAACGTAACGACCAGCGGCAGCGCACCTCTGGGCTACTAGGATTTTTGGGGAAACGCTCACAACGTCCCACCTACTAGTCTTACTTGCCGCCTCTTGAGTACCTCAATAACGGTATTGCTGGGGTGATACTCAACGTAAAGCGGCAACACCGCTGTCCCACTTGGTACAGCTTATCAACCACACTCTACTTTACAACGGAGAAACACATCATGTCAATGCGCCCACCTATTTTCACTAAAGGCGACATCTCTTCTGCTGACCCGCTAGTCCGTGGTCGCGCACTTGCAGCAGAACAAGCAACGATGGGTCTCAACCCCTCGAAGCACAAACGCGAGACAGTCCGTTTGACAGCAAACTCTGCTGGCGCGACACCAGCAGAGCTGACCATTCTAGGTCAACCGGCGTTCCGGTTGCGCACCATTCAGTCCTCTACAATGATGCTTGTGGGGGCAGCAGTTTACCACTCTAGCGCAACACGTAACACGTGGCAAGTTATAGCCGCCGTACAGGATATCGATGGCGTACTTACCTTGGTCGGTACCCCAGTGTTGACTAAGTTTGGGGCGGGTGCAGCAGCTCTCGCAGTAACTACTGACGCTCTTACAGAGTCGTTGGTCTTCACCGGTACCGGCGTTGCTGGTGACGTTAATGGGCACTGGGAGCTGTTTATCGACGCTCTTGTCGAAGTTACTGAGGACGCTCGATAGATGTATAGCGTCAAGCCATCTTGCGATTTAGCAATCGAAGCCCTCTACGATTACTGGGCATTCATCGAAATGATTAAATTCCAAGGTGGTATCGACGCTTGGGATGAATGTCATTTCGACTACATCCTTCACCTTCAAGCTCCTCAGCTCTATCAGGCGGGTAGATTGACTGGGGAGCTTTTCTCTCGTTGGCAGCAAGTAAATCGCTACGCTCCGACAGAAGGGCCAAGCCTCAACCGAATGCTTAAGATGCCGCGTGGCCACCGCAAGTCTACTTTACTTGTGGGGTACATCATGTGGCGTATCTGGCGCAACCCAGATATTCGCATCTTGCACGCTTCCAACGTGCTTGACCTCTCCGAGTCTTTCATGCGAGAGATACGCTCTTACTTTGAAGACACAGAGATGCAAGAACGCTACTGGAATCGCCGACCCCACATCAAAGGTAAGCTCATCCCAGACTTTAACGTGTCTCGCGCCCGCCGCATGGACACAGAAGCAATCGATTCTAAAGTTGTGTGGAACAACGAAGCCATCCAAGTGTTACGCCCCAGTAAGTACAAAGAGCCAACGCTCTCATCTACTTCTGTGGGGGCAAAGAAAACTGGACAGCACGTTGACCTCGCTATCATGGACGACGTTGTAGACTTTGACAACTCTTCCTCTCCCGGTAAGATCTTAAAAGTCAAACGATGGGCGGGAGACATTATGTCGATTGTCAATGACGTTAAGCAGACCCGTAAAGTCGGCGTTTTACCAGATGGTACAGCGGTATATGATGATGTGGGGAACGAAAAAGTAGTCGCAGGTACTCACTACGATCCACAGGACTACTATACGTTCCTTGAGCGTAACTACGTAGATCTCAGCTACAACGTCTTCGAGCGCAACATCTACGCTAACAGCATAGACAACAGTGACGGATACATAATGAGTGGCTTCACCGCCGAGATCGAAAAGCGTAAACGCGCAGAACTCGTAGAGCTACCTGGTGTCTTCGATGCGCAGTATCTCAACAAAGTGTTCAGCCCCGAACTGCAAGTTCTCAACACTCTGAACGTCAACTGGATGAATGAGGGCGTTCTACTTGAAGGACGTAACGACAACACTATATCTTTCCGTGTAGGCGGAAGCGAGACCACAGATGCGTTCACTCCAATTATTACTGTTGACCCTGCTATCTCTCTCAATAGCCGAGCTGATGATACTGCTATTATTGTTGGGGGATGGTCACGCCACGGTTACCTTGTTGTGGCCGACGCCCTAGCAGGGCACTTTACGCCTTCCCGTACCTGCGATGAGATTGTACGACTCGCTCGTAAGTGGGGGTGCCGTATCGCATATATAGAGAACGTGGGATTCCAAGAATTGCTGCGTCGTCAGGTACTTGCTGCTGTCCAGAAAGACGGTGTACAGTGTTCCATTCTCGCTTACAAGCCAACAGGTAACAAGCACAAGCGTATCGAGTACCAACTTGCTACTACTTTTACAAAAGGCAAAGTCATCATGGCTTCTCACCTTAAGCAGAATCAGCGAGTCATCAACCCGATTGACTTCTTCGGCAAAGCTACGGCCCGCGATGACGTCCCAGACGCTATCGCAGTTCTCGCTGAGAAGTCTATACCACCCACTGAGGGTGGGAAGCTCAAAAAGCGTTACCCCTGGGAGACGCTATCAACAAGTGACGACAGAATTAACCCAGTATATGGGGGATACTACTAATGTTAAGAACCCCAACCCCATTAATCCTCGCTAAGACTGCTGCTGGTATCAGCCGCAAGCAAATAGCCGACGCCATCATGCAGCGTTTCGAAGACGCTAAATCTCTCCGCGTCTTCGAAGAGAACCGCTGGAATGAGAGTTACTCTCTGTGGCGTAACTCTTCATTCGATAAACAGCAGCTCCGCTCCGACGCAGCGCAGACAGCAGGTACATCATCTGACTGGAAGCATCGAGTCAACACAGGCAAGACCTTTGAGGTAATCGAAACCTTGGTGGCTTACCTCAAGACTGCTACGTTCCCCAGTGATGAATGGTTTGAAGCTAAGGCTAAAAAACCCGAATTGGGAGACGTTCTAGACTTAGTGCAGAAAGCTGTCAACTACAAACTTAACGAAGCTGGGATCACTGCTAGTGTTGAGCTTTACATTCGTTACTTACTGCTGTTTGGCACAAGCACTTACAGAGTTACGTGGGACAGTTCAGTAGAACGCAAGACTCGACGAGTCTTCCAGCCGGACGGTACTTCAGCAGCTTCAGTCAGCAACGTCTCAAAAGAGCAGCTTTGTCTAGAAGTTATGTCACCGTTCGACATCTGGCTGGATGCAGACAGCGAGGGTACTTGGTGCCACTTGCATACTAGCGAAGCAGACTTTCTAGCCGCTGTCAAAGACGGGTACTACACAGTAAGTGAAGAAGGTCTTAAAACCTACAAGCCCCGTAAAACTACAAAGAACCAGCAGCTAGAGAACAGCGAGAGCGACGTTCGCAGCAACAATAAACTTGTGGAGTTTTACGGAGACGTAATTGTCAACTCTGTAGTCTACAAGAGTGTTCACGCTGTCTTCCTCGGCAAAGAACTAATTAGAATGTCTGACAGCTCTTACTGGTGTGGGTCGCCTTACGTCTCGATGACGCTATTCCCTGACATCGGCAGCCCTTACGGTATCTCAATGCTCCACCCGAACCTTGGAGCATTGCACGTTACTAACGTGTTGACTAACCTGCGGCTCGACAATATGCTGTTGCATATGCACGGTATGTACGAGAAAGTCGAAGATGGCATCCTCGACGACGATGACCTTAAAGTCTCCCCCGGCAAGATCTTCAAGGTGGCACAGAAGGGTAACATCAGCAGGCTGGACATGGGTCCACCGACTTTCACGGTGACTTACCAAGAGGCTGCGACTCAGGAGTCAAGCATCGACAGAGCAATGGCAACTGGTCCTCTTATTGGAGCAGGTCAGCCACGTGGTGGGGACAGGGTGACAGCTGAAGAGATTATTGCAGTGCGTGACAGCGGCGGTAACCGTCTCAACTTAGTTCACACCCTCATTGAGCAAAAAAGCACATTGCCGTTGTTAACCAAAGCGTTCTCGCTGGTTCAGCAATACCAAACAGAAGACGTTATGATCTCTGTGTTTGACTCTGACAAGGAAATGCTTGCTTACTACGAAGTACCACAGGAAGCATTCAGTCTCCCGATTGAGATGCAACCTATTGGTGCTAACTTCGTAATCGAGACGAGCCGCAACCTCGACAAGCTACTCCAAGTTATGGACATCTCAGCCCGCAGCCCTGAGTTATCAGCTAAGCTAGACCAGGAAGCTATCTTGCTAGAAGTGATGAAGCAACTTCGGGTAGATAACCCCCAGCGCTTTATCAAAACTGAGCAGCCACAGCCGACTGCGTTACCTCCTGAGATGGGGGAAGCACCTCAGCCTTTACCCGACGAGATGGGTGAAGTTGAGCAAAACGCGATAACGCAGCAGCTTGCTACCGACGGTGGTGCATCTCTAATGGAAGCAACTGGTATGCCTACCCCTGAAATGCAGCCAGATCAATTACAACAAATTATGATGGGAGCTATGCAAAATGCTTGACGCACAAACCGCTACGACCGAGACAACCACAGCTACGACAGAAGTAGCAACAGACTTTCTTAAGTCTAAGACTGGGACGCTAGTTGATTTAGACTTGGGGGAAACATCACCTGTTGCCACCGAGGAGGCAGCAACGCCGGAAGCAGAAGCAACGAACAATGAGCTTTCATTGCAAGAGCAGCTTGAGTTACACGACAGTCTTAACCCAGCAGCAGACGAAGCTACTCCAGCTGATGCCACTCCTGAAGACGGCGCACCTGACTGGACTTCTGAGAAGCTCATTAAGATTAACACTGAGTTCAAAGAAGCCACAGGCATTGACCTCAAAGAAGGTTATGATTTGATAGTAGAGATGCGCGCAGAACTATCTGCTATCAAAGAAGGTAAGCAGCAAGAGACGCTTCAGTCGGCTGCTACTAAGCTACAAGAAGCCTGGGGAGTAAACGACGCAGAAGTACGACGTCGAGCCTCGGAAGTTGCAGCTTATGCAGCAAAGCTCCCAGAGAGTATGCGACAAGCTATCGACAACGTAGACGGTATCCAACTAGCTTGGCAGCACTTGCAGACATCTAAAGCTAACCGTCAATCGAGAGGCAAAGGAGGCGTCGAGACTGACGGCAATACCCGTAGTTACAGCCGCAAGCAAGTCTCGGATTGGATGCGCAACGACCCGGCTACTTACGACCTCCATGCGGCAGGTATCGCAGCAGCACGTAAAGCAGGACGTATGACTGATTAGCGCATTCCCCTGTGCCTCTCAGACAGCTCCTACTAATTATCTGTACGTTCTTACCTGTAAGCTGTATAGTAAAGTACAGTGATCAACCTCCACCGTCCTACACTACTATACAGCTAAGATCTCCCCCGTCAGTTACCCTTGATCCAACGTAGGAAAACCAGCAATCAGCCTGCATTCAGCAGGACTCATTACATGGAGAACCTACAATGCCTAACGGATTACTTAACGGCGAGAGCTTTAACCAGTCAAACACTTCTCGCTTTATTGCGGAGTTCTGGCTACCTGAGATGATGGAGTTCCGCCAAGCGCGGATGCTCATCCCCGAGCAAATCTGCAAAGTTTTTAAGTCGAACGTCACTAAAGGTGACACGTTCCACATCCCACAGATCGGAGAACTGATTGTTGAGAATCGTCAAATCGACAAGCCGTTCACGCTGCAAACTGACTTGGATAACGAGTATGTTATTCAGGTTGACAGCGACAAAGCTGTTGCTATCGGCATCGACAACTTCGCTGAAGCGATGGCCTCGTATCAGTACCGTAGCGCTTACGTCAAGGGTATGGGGTACAGCTTAGCGAAGGACATGGCAGGTGCTATACTCGGCTTGCGCGCTGCTCTCTACGCTATTGCTTCGCAGAACATCTTCTGTACTGCTGGTGGTGCTGGTGCTGGCAGCTTGGCTGGTACTGGGGCACGTCTCAACTTGGAGTCTATTCTTGCTGCCCGCCAGCTCTTGCTGGATGCTGACGTTGACGAAAGCGACATTGTTATGTTGTGCTCCACGCAGCAAGAGACTTCGCTGTTGAGCATCTTGCAGTCTACCAGCGGTGACTACATCAGCGGCAAGCCCACAGAGACCGGTAAAGTTGGTACACTGTACGGCATCAACTTCTGGCGTTCTACGTTGGTTGGCACGAACAGCGCCACAGCTTGGAAGACTCGTACTGTCAACGGCACGGTTGAATCTCTTCCGTCTCCTGGATTTACAGGTTCAATCTATATGCCGAAGCAGGACGCTTTCACTTCGTTGCCTGCTACTTGGGGTGCTGGTGGCGGTGTTGTGCAGACTGCACTGCTCTGCTCTAAGGAGTGGGCTGCGGCTGTCATGCAAAACAACCTCAGCCCTACGGTTGACCGCATCCCTCAGTTGGACATTACGCAAGTCTTGGCCCGCCAGAGCTATGGTTGCAAACTGTTCCGCAAAGACCACGCCGTCCTTATTCACACACTAGGTTAAGACTATGCCAACGTTCCTCGACCAAACTAACGACTTACTACTTACTGTGGGGGAGCTTCCTGTCAGCGACTTCGACGGGTACGTTGCACGAAAAGCTGTACTTGCCTTTCAGCAAGCCCTGCGCTTCGTCTCTACCTTGTACCGCTGGCCGCATCTCCGTTCAGAAGTAGTACCAACAAGTTGGGTCGGGGATACGGTGGCTAACCTACCGGAGTTCCAGAGCGTCATTGCTGTCTTTCTGCAAGACAGCCCTAAGATCAAACTACCAGAAGTGACGTATCAAAAGCTACAAGAGGGTATACTCGATGTAGCTGATACGCCTACGATGTGGGCGCACAGAGATCAGCGCTCACTACAGTTTCGACCTGTTGATGCAACCAACAAAGCAAAGCTAAGATTTTACTTGTTGTTAGCCCCTACTGTACCGGTCAACGTAAGCGACAACATTACACTTGACGCTCAGTTTCTACAGTGTGTTACGCTGTACGCCGAGAGCATCCTTCACAGGACGCACACAACAGACTTAGCTAGCGCTAACGCCTCATCACGACAGTTTGAAGTAGAGCTGCAAACGCTCCGTACTCGCAGAGAATCAGACACCCCCACAACCTGGAGATACTAATGCAGCAACAGCAAGAACACCAGGGAATCTACACTGATAGATTCACAGGGCTTGACCTTTCTCTCAGCAGCGGTACCGTAGAGCCGAGCAGCAGCACTGTATTTCAAAACTGTGACATTAGCGCTGACGGTGCTATCGTTAGGCGCAACGGTACTCGACTTCTGTTCAGCCTTGATTTTGGGGCAGGAGTTGGCAAGTCGTGGCAAACAACAGTTAAGACTCGCAACGGTACGGAGTATCTCGTCCTTGTACAGGACGGTGGTATCCTTATTACTAGAGCGTACACTCCCCCTGGTAGCGACACACTGACAATCGGTAAGTCGTTGCTTAAGCAGTCTGTCTGGACTAAGCCTCTCAGTAACGTCAATTTTGTACTACTCTCAGCACCCTATGACAGACTGCTAATCTTAACAGGGAACCACCCCCCTGTAGAGATCTCCTTCTTAGAGCGGTCGATGCAATTCACTGTCTCTGCGGCTGCCGGGGTTGATAAGTCTATCAATGCGCCGTTCAGCTCTAATGATTATTTTGGGTGGCAGGACAGAGCACCAAGCTCCACGTTAGTCTGGGACAACACAACACTTGTTGACTACGATGTACTTGCTAAAGGTACTGGCTTTTTTGTTACGCTCACAAATCCTGTAGCACTACCGTTAGGGCAGCAACAACTTACAATTGCGTCTATTACTTGGCAGTGGTGGGCAGAGGCAGCTTTCTATACTGGGGCTGAGTTTAACCAGAGTGTTACTCGCGTCAACGTTACTAAGGCTGACCAGAATATTGCTGTCCCAGTCGAGCTTATCACTGACTATCCTCCGATACTGAGCAGTGACATTTACACTGGGTTACTTGTAAGTAGTAACAGTGCTGTTTGCGCCGATAACGTCTTTGCTCTTAATGATAAGCCCAGTACAGCTTTGCAGTACAACTTCACTTCTGGGGGCACTTACCAGTTCAATGCAGCCTACACGCCGCAGATTGCCCCATACTTTGTAACGTTTGGTGACATCCAGGCAGTTGGTACAATCAGCGTATGCCATATACACAGACGCCGGTTACTCCCGTTCCGTAGCAACAGTGCTGTGCCTTTCAACGAAGTCAGAGGCTACGTTGACAACGTAGCACTTGGGTTCAATTCTCAGCTTTGTGTTGCTCCTGGCATTGTCGGAAGCTTAACTTCGTATACCCCATCATCAACCTTAAGCAATTATGGGTACGTTGCAGTCAACAGTAACGCACCAGTTAGAGCCATAGACTTTATGGCTGGGAACACACGGGTACCGTTTGATGCGCTAATCCGTATCGTTGATCTCCTAGGTAAGAGTTACTTTGGGGGAACATCTCAGAACGTGTGGGTTACTGACCGCGACCAGTCTAACGTTTTTCTTGATGGTAGATATGTAGCAGCTTATGGCATAGGGCAGTTTTGCAGCTATCTATCAGGTGTGTTCCCTGCTCTCGGTACCGTATATCGTGACCGTTTAATTCTCAAATGTGAAGGCGTGTCAGATCAGCTTGTCGCTAGCTGCAACGCTGACGCAATTGTCCCCAACGAATACTACAACTTCTTCCAGATTACAGCATCTCTCAAAGGAGACGCAACTGACCCATTCACTTTTAACATCGCATCAGACACTAAAAACTCAGTTACTGCCCTCAGTGCCTGGCAAGATTCGCTGTTAGTTTTTACTTCAGAGAACGTCTATGCTGTCAAGGGTGAGCCATTCTCAGATGGTACAGTTCGCTCTACTTTGATTGCTTCACAGGGAGCGTTCAACAACAACTGTGTCGCAGTGAGCGAACTCTCTGTTGTCTTCATGAATCGCTACGGCGTGTTCGACCTGATTAACAAGCAGAACACTGCTGAACTGGGAGTGCTGGAACGTAGTTCTAAAGTGCGTCCGCTGTTTAACACCGACATCGCTTCCCCCAATTACGATAACCTGCACTGGCTGCACTTTGATGACAGCACTACGTCTATATGGGTTGGGTTAGCAACTAGCGACACGTTGTTCACCTCTCGTCATTTGGTGCTTAACACGACATGGGATTCGTGGAGTACCTTTGTCGGTGCTGTGCCTTACTTGATGCGCAAACCCACCAAGCTGTACAACAAAACGATCCTGTTTTGCACTGGCTACTCAAAGCGGTGGCTAGTAACCGCCGTAACAAACCAGCCGTACTACATTGATTTTGCAGCTCTGACGACTGACAAAAAGTGGACAGACGACAACGTCATTGCTACATCTATGTCGATACCGTTCACTGTTACCCCGCAGAAAATCTACAAGACAGAGCAGATTTTTATGCCTGGGCTGCTTGACGCAGAAGGTAGCAACATTGTCAAAGTTGTATCTTCCTGGGCTAACCAGGCGCTAACTCAGACAGCAATTACTGCTAGACAGTTTATCGCAGACCTTAAGACGACTAAGTGGCTCGTAGGCAACCCATCAAATCGCCCAGCTCGTTATCTGCCGTTTATTGCAGTTTCGTCACAGGCACAGCAAAACCTTTACCCGCAAGTTACCCCGATAGCGGCCCCAGTTAATGCAGCTAACTATACGCTGTTGCCCCCTACAACTATAGACGGGGTGGTACTGCCAGACACGGTAAGCACTAAGCTGCGTGGGATGTCTTACCAGAGTATTGCTGCCTCCCCTGTCTTTAACTTTGCTACTATGGGGAGACTTAAGCGTCTCAAGCGGTTGCACTTACAGTTTGATCCGACAATCGCACTGGGTACAAAATACAACATCCCCGGCTTAGAGAACGTTAGGCTGTTTAACATGGCTGTCACAGCAGTAGTTACAGACCACAAAGCTGTCTCCCGCGCAGTTGTTAATCAAGCTTTAACAACCCAGCCTTTCGTTGACATTACACAGTACAGCGCATCAACAGAAGCTATTGGTAACGTACAGCACACCATAACACTACAAGGACAGAGCACTAACTACCGCTGGTTCGTATCGTCTGTAGGTGGGGAAGCATTTAAGCTGAACGGTTACGAGTTTGACATCCAACCCCAACGTAGTAAAACATACCAGAGAGGATAACATGGTCGCAGCATTACCTGCAATTAGTGCTGGGGTCAGCGTCGTGCAAGGACTTTCAGGACTCTCAGCAAAAAACAAAGCAGCATCAGCTCAACGAGAGCAGCTCTCCATTCAGCAGCAGCAAAATCAATCAGCTTCATTAGCAGCACGACAACGACTCTTCGTACAGCAAGAGCAAAACGAACGAGAGTACATCATGAATGACCTCTCAGCTCGTTCAGCTAACCAGCAGCAACAGTTTGGAATGCAAGCTCAATCGTTACTTGCTTCGTTTGAAGCACAGCGTCAACGCTCTAACATCAACCAATCGATGTTGGGGGTAGAGCAGCAGACGCTACAGAGTGTTGACCAGCTCGCTCGACAAGCAGCAAGCAACACTACAGGAGCCAGCGGTCAACGACAACAGGCTTATAAAAAAGAAGCAGCACAGCAAGACGAGTTTGCAGGTGCAGAACAACAAGTACAGAAACTGCTCTCCGACAGTGAGAGGCAGTTACTTGCGCAGCAGGCATCTCAAGACCGTACGATGTCCTCGACTGTCAAAGCTGACTCAGCTCGTATGAGGATGTTGGCTAACACTTTGAGTGTGGGGCTGGACATCGATAAGTCTAGTGTAGAGAGTATGCTACAAGGTGCTAACGAGCGCGACATCACAACTATGATGGAGCAGTTAGCAGGGAGTGACAACGAGTTTAACCAGCAACGCGTTGCTGCAAATCTCCGCTTAGCTAGACAGCAAGCTGATGGACAGCTACAAACACTCAACTTTAACGACAGTCAACAACAACAAGCGTATGGCACAGCACAACAGTATCAACAAATTAACGCTCAAAGCGATGCTATTAATCGCGCTAGTACTGAAGCGTCCCAGCGTAAAGATTATGCCATCCAGCAAGAAAGTATCGCTACCACTGGAAACTTGGTAGAGCAGTCGCTTGCTACACAAAAGAAGCAAGTCAAAGGCGCATCGCTTATTGACTACATTGCTACTGGGGTGAACGCTTACGCAGCAGTTGCACCTATTGCTGGCAAGTCTTCGTCTCAGCCTAGTGGTGCGCCATCTTACATTCCGTCCTTCAGTCAGAGTGGCGGTTACCAATCACAGAGTGGAGTAGCATGAAGATAGAACCTATTGGCTTTCAGTTCCCCCAGTCTCAACAGATAGACTCACTGCAAGTCCAGACTGATACAGCCCCGTCAACGACAGCACTCGACATTACTTCACAAGGGTTGCAAGGTGTACAGCGTGCTGCTGAACAGTTTAGCAACACGACGCAGCGCTCTACGCAAAGCACACAGCAAACAGCAGCTCTCCTCCAAGAGAACTCTCAGCGTGTTGCACAAGCTCAGTCAGCCGTACTACAGCAGTCAGCGCAAAACAGCAACAACTTCTCTCAGTCTCTCCAAGGATTGCAGCAGGGCATTGGAACGTTGTTGAGCTACGACGCTAAGATGAAAGAGATTGGGGAAGAGCAACGCAAAGAAGCTGAGCGTAAAGCAGCAGCAGAACTAGCAGCAATCGAGAAAGCTCAACGCGAACAACGTAAAGCTGCCGCTGTAGACGACCTTGAGCGCATTCAAACTCAGTGGATCTCAGGTGGCAAGATTAGAGATTTGGGGACAGATGCTTACCTCGATGCTGTAACCAAGCGTGTAGCTGATGCAGATCTAACTGGGGATGATACTGTCAGCCTCACGCAGAAGTACGCTGAGTCCGCTCACCAACGTTCTAAGGAGATCTACGAGGGACAGCAGGACATCGCTAAAGAGATCACTCAGAAGCGCAACGCTTCCAACGAACTGCTTCTAGTTGCTCCGCTCAACGGTACTCTCGGCGCTATCAAAGCTAGTGCTAACATGAGCCGCGAGGAAGTTGACAAGTTGTGGGCAACGTACAACACGGGTATTCGCGACATTCTCAACAACACGTCTTACAGCGAGGTAGTTAGAGCTAACGCCGTAGCTACCGCTCTTGAGACAGGTCTCAAAGGAATGGCTGAGTCTAACGACAGCTATCTGCGGATGCAGCAAGACGCTTCAGCTTATCGCAACTTAGCAGCCTACGCCGCACAGCAACGACAGCTCGTTAATCAGTCTAAGCTCCCCATCCAAGAGTACCAGGATAGTATCCGCATCAAAGCACTTGAGCTGGGGGTGACAGGCTTCTCAGTGCCAGACCCCAACGCCGAGGGTAAATTCCTTGAAGAGCGTAAACAGACAGAGCAGAACCTTATTGAACTGCGTCGCAAAGAAGTCTTAAGCGAAACAGAGTTCATCGAAGCTGATGCTGCTATCGTTGGTGGGCTGGCTATCGACTCTGTGCTTGACCCTAGTGGTGCAGGTTCTGCTGTTCGCGCCTTGGCTAAACAGGGGGCTGACAAGAACGCTATCGAAGCTGTGCGTGTCGCTGATGACTTTATTAAGTTCCGCACAACAGAGAAGCCCGCTTACGACCTATCGAGAGCGCGTAAAGCTACTGAGATTGCTAACGTCAGCAAGTCGTTCAACGCTTGGTTTATCTCCAACACTAAGTCTCCTGGTGCAGCAGCAAGCAACCCAGCTCTCGCTAAACAGCTAGAGATCCTACGTGGGGCAGGCATTACACCAGAGGCGCTACAGGGCGGACAGCTAACCCCCGCTCAAGTCAACCTGATGCAGCAATCGAGTGAAGCCGTAGTGCAGTCGCTCATCGCAGAGCAAACAGTAGAAGATACCAACTTTGTTAATCGTAACAAAGAGTTTGCACGTTACGGGCTGTACCTCAACGAAGCTGACACTAAAGCCAGCCGAGCATCGTTCGCTGCTAAGATTGACTCTTACAATAAGCGTAAAGCAGAGATTGAGCAGGACGCAGCACAGACAACTTCCCCGCAGCAACAAGGAATCACAGGAACTTTTAAGAACGGCCCCATCAAACAGTTGACTAAGCGTAGCTACAACGGTAGGTCAATGGTGGTGCCGTTTGCTCCTAACGTAGCTAACAGTATGCCGGACATTTCATCTGGTGACCAGATGCATTACGGTGCAGTACGAGATGGGGGAAGCCGCTCCCACCAGGGACTAGACTTCGCTGTCGCGACTGGTACCGAGGTGCTGTCATCGGTTACTGGGACGGTGTATTACGTCGAGCCTGACAATGGCAGAAAAGGCTACGGTCTCAACGTCGGCATCCTAGGAGGAGACGGTTTGGTTTATCACTATGCTCACTTGTCAGCTGCTAACGTGATTGCTGGTCAGCGTGTCGAGGCCGGGGAAGTGGTTGCACTCAGCGGAGAGAGCGGCTCACCTGGTAGTCAGCATTTACATTTTGGGGTGCACACTAAAGACCGCAGCAAAGCCTTCAACCCCGAAGAGATTCTTGCTAACCACTCAGCACAAGGAGGCCCACAGCCCCGTAGCGCTGGCTTCACTCAACCGAGTATCCCGCGTGGTGCTGTCCCCATCGGTAAGTCTAAGTTCCTGCTGAACGGCAAGCTCTACGATTTAGCTAACCCACAGAAAGCTATCTCAGTGGCGACAGCAGTAAAAGATAGAGGTGGGGAAGGTGCTATCGGTAACTCACCTTTGATGCAACTAACCGGAGGACGTACAGCCCCACCTTCAGCCGGTACGTCCAACATACGTAGTGGTATGCAGCGCTCAGCTGGTACGCAGCAATCAGGAGCAACTCGCCCAGCTCTCCGTCAAGTAGCAACCTCCCCAGCGCAGCCCGTTAAGAACAGTTACGCCAGCAACCGTAGAGAAGACTACCCCAGTAACGTACAGCCTGACCACCATCACGGCTACACGAAGCTGGCCAACGACAAACCACTAGCACGTGAGATTAACAGAGTTGCCAACAAGTACAACATGCCAGGACAGTGGTTAGCTGACGTTATCGCTTACGAGTCAGCCGGAACGTTTTCACCTAAGATTGACAACGGAATGGGGTTCTCTGGGCTTATCCAATTCGGGGATGCTATCCTCCAGGATCTAGGCATCTCTCGCTCTCAGCTAAACAACTCGACAGCAGCAGAGCAGATGAAGTACGTTGATGCTTACCTGGGGCTGCGACTACGGCAGAGTGGCGTCAAAGAGTACAAAGGCCCTGAGTGGTTAGTAGCTGGTATTAACCAAGGTAATGTGGGGATTCAGCAAGTAGACCGCAAAGGTGCAGCAGCAGTGCTCGACCCACAGAACAACGACGGCTACACAACGCTACTTAAGTATATGCAGACACTCGGCAAGTACAGTGGCAGGCAGTACAACTACTTGGGGAACCGCTCTAAGCGTACTTCAGCAGTTATTCACACTTACCACCGCTCAGGCTGTGCATTCTGCGCTCAACTCGGAGACAGTTTCATCCGGCATGAAGCACCACTCAGTTAGTGCAAAACCCTACGTTGGATCAGCTATAACCAGCAGCACTCCCAGCATCATAGATATAGTGCAGGACAACCGAGGTTAAAGTCTGCGCTTTACTGTACCCTCTACAGGTACAAACATCCACCCAGTAAGTAACTCACGTCTGAGAGGCACAGGAAAATGGCTGATCTAATCAATGACAACAAGCGCAAGACAGCAGGAGGTGATCTCCGCCTAGGCTCTACCCCTAACCCTCCAGATGCTCTCCCCAGTGTCGAAGCACCTTTACCTGTTGAGCTTCCCACTAAGCAGTCAGCGCCGATACCTATTGCTGTACCACCCCCAGAGCAGCCAGCAGCACGACAACCCATTCAAGCTGTCCACCTCAGCAAAGAAGAAGACGCGCAGGTTGCCGCTGAACTTGAAGCTGATAAAGACCCTCTCCCCGGTAACGAGTACGTCGCACCACAGCGACAACCAGTTATGGCTGTCCACCTCGACCCAGTAGAAGACGCACAGGTTGCAGCAGAGTTAGCAGCATCACGACAGCCGTGGCAAGCACCATTCCCTGTCAGCCGTGGAAGTGGGGAGCAGTACGCACGACCACAGGAGATGACAGCAGAGCAGGCAGCTTCCGCTTATCTTCAGCCTGATGCCAACAAAGCAGTAGCAGCAGCACAGCTTGAACGCTCACTCAGTAATGCAGCTATCGATGCGCTTGGCCCAGAAGACTTTATCCCCTACATGATTAATCAGCCTGGGCTGCGTAACCTAATTGCTGATAACGCTGAACAACGCCAATCAATCTTTGCTCAGTACGTCAACGAAAATAAACAGAACGCTGATTACGCAGCAGCACTAACTGCTCAAGTTGAAGCTGACCGTCAAGCAAAGAACAGCAGCACTTCAGACGGACTCGACTGGGTACGCACCATTATCGGGCAGCGGGACGGCGTCCGCAAGTACAACGCCCCAGTCCAGTTCAATCAGCAAACGCAGCAGTACGATACCAACTTGCTCGGCGCTATCCTTTACCCTTTAGGCGTAATCCAGAATACAGCTATCGGAGCAGCTCTCGATGGGAGGCAGCTTATCCGTCAATTGGGAAACGTTGTCCCTCCGCAGCACAGAGAGTTTGCTGACCGCTTCATGCGTCGTACTCCACTCTTTAAGCAACTCGGCGTAGCACAGTGGGTACTCAACGGCAACAAGTACGACGACGGTAAGAGCAACATCATCGAAGCTATCCGTGGTGCCCAGTACAGCTTCAGTGATGACGCTGGAGAGGGTGTCGGCATTGGGGTACAGACTGGAGCTTTTAAGACTCCGAAGCTGCCTTTCGTTGGGGAAGTAGGCGTCAACCCTAGTAAGCTCTTAGGCTTTGCTGGGGATGTATTTGTTGGGGCTAAAGTTGACAAGTTAGTTGGGGCAGCAGCTAAGCGTCTCGGTATCGGAGCCAGGACGCTCCCACCCCCAGCCGCAGCTGCAGCACCGACAGCACCCTCTCGACCACCATTGCCGCCTTCGCCGCAGAGAGCACAGTTACCACCAGCTCGCTCATCAATTCAAGCACCGGGAGGAGCAGTTAAGCAACGTCCTCGGCAGTTACCCCCAGCTCGTCAGCAAGTTGTCGTCTTACCTCCTCCGCGCAGAGCTTACACGCCGCAGCCACGGCTACCAGCTACCGCTGAACGCAAACTGCTTATGCCGTCTCGCGTTGCTGAACTTCGTGCGCCGCTCAATGCTACCCCGAAAGAAAAGCTCTCACTTCTGAAGCCGCTCACTGCAAAGCCTGTCTTTCGTGACGAAGTTGTAAAGTTTGTAGACGAAGTAGAGCAACTCTTTAACAGCGACGTTGTTAAAAAGTACGACTTTCAAGCAGCCCCACTCAAAGACAAAGTAAATGCAGTATCAGAGTTTCTCGATAAAGCACTTGACAGCAAACCTGCTTCGTTGGCTACTCGATTAGCTAAGCCACGCAATCCTGTAACTCAGATAATTAAAGAGCAGCTATCTAATGAAGAATGGTGGGGGACTCCTCAAGGAGTTCGTTTTGCGCAGCAAGTTGACGAGCTGTTACAACTACCTAAAGCCAGTGACTCCCTAGAGAAAGCGGGAGTTAATTTAGAACAGTTACGGCAGATTGTTGACGACGTTGTACCTACTACTGACACCCAACAAGTAATCTCAGAAGTACAGCAGCAGCTCCCGCAGCTCGACGAAGTGACTTCTGCTGTCAACGAATCTCTTGTAGCGCAAGAGCTACGCAAAGGCGTTAAGCAATCGCAGCAAGACGCTATCCGCCAGCAGTCAGATACACTAGATGTAGGGAGAAACCAGCTTGACGACGAGCTACTCCCCGAAATCAGTTACAGTGATCCCTTACGTGTAGAGCTACCGCTGATACCGGTTAAGAACAGTAAAGCGTATCACGGCACCCGCGTTAAAGATCTCAGCATCGAGAATATTGACCCAATAGCAGGGTCAGCACGTAACGAACTAGGAAGTGGGGTGTACACTTACGGCAGCAAAGCATCAGCAGCAGTGCCAGCTAAAGCCGACGCCGCTGTCAACCTACCCGATTTACCTGGTAGAGAGTTTGGGGATGGGGTAATCCACGAAGTACAGCTTAGTGGTAACGTTCTAGACGGCAAAGCACAGCTCCCCCAGCTTCGACAATTAGCTGACCAGTTTGCAACTCCTGAGATTAAAGCAGCACTTGACGCGAGTGGTGATAACTCAGTCGTTGGCATCCTCGATACGGTAGGAGCAAACAGCTCAGAGGAAGCAGCACTGCAATTCCAGCAAAAGCTGACACAAGCTCTGCGGGATAACGGGGTGCAGCACATCAGAGCTGGGAAGATTACTTCTACGATTGACACAAGAGCTGCTGTAACTCAAAGTGTCACCCCAGTTAAAGGAGCTGGGGGTGACATCTCGCCAGAAGTGATGCTGCGTAACCGTCTTAAGATGGAGCGTGACGCTGTAGAGCAGACAGGTTCGCAGTTCCTCAAATCTACTGTCGCTGATACTGCTGTGAGAGTAGAGAGCCAAGCACTTGACGGGGCATCTGAAGCTGTTGAAGCTGCGCAACTCAAGACTTACGATGCTGTTAAGCGTAGTGGGATGCTGGATGACGTTGTCCCGCAGCCTGTAACGTTACCTGTAGCTGCGTCACCGGTAGAGCGTGTCGATAACGTTGTTAGACGGTTCACTGAGAGTGCTAAACGCTCCAGCGACGAGTACATTACAGCTTTAACTGAGGGGAGAATACCAGCTAAGCGTGGGGAAGATTTCACAGCACTTGTGCGTGATATCCTCGACGGCCACGTTGACGACCCTAAGCTCATCTCACTGCTCGAAGGGAAGTACGTTAAGCTCTATGATGCAGTAGCCGACAAAGTTTACAACGAGTCTTACTCTACGCTGTTACCTTCCAGCGTCAAAGCAGTAAGTACAGCTATCGACGACGTTATGGCTGAGATTGCTACCCACCCAATTGACAACGTACCACCGCAACTACAATCGAAGCTAGACGAATTGCTCGACCAAATTGACGACGAAGCGTTTGACCGTAAGTTCGACGAAGCCCTCAAGTCTGACACGTCCCCAGCTAAGAACGCTGATAACCCTTCATCCCCCTGCGAGATATGATTAACTGCACACCGACGCCGCAAGCACAACCACCTAACCGCAAAGTACAGTGGAGCGCTACAACTCTCAGCGCTCTCAAGCAGAAAGCTGCTAACCGTAGTGCTGCGCTTAAAGCTCTTGCTGTTACTACTCCGAACAATAAAGCTAGCGCTACAGCTATGCGCGCTCAGGAATACTGGGAGGGCATCGTATTTGAGAGCGGCAAGCTCACTTGGTTGCAACCCAACAAGCAGAGCAACGCCTCTCAGTTTATCGCAGATCACCTGGGTCAAAAGCTTGGGCAAGCAGGTGACGTGAGAGAGTCGCTGCTCAACATCCGCCGCCTTGTTGACGGCAACCTACGCGAAGCTGGTATCTACAGCATGATGAGCAAACAGCAAGACTTTGCTCAAGCAGTTAAAGCTACTGGGGTAAAGCTCGACGCAGCAGACTTTGACCGCTTCGTTGAAGAGGGCTTAACACCACAGCGCTTAGCAGTCTACGGCAACACCCCTCGCCAGCAATCAGTGTTGCTCACCAGGTTTAACAGCTTCAAAGCTGACATGCTAGCTAAGGGCTTGACTGACCCTCAGATTACCGATTTGCTCGATAAAGCTAACAGTGTTGCTTCTCAGTGGGACGAGGTGAGGGCTGTTGCTCTCTCTACTGGAATGGATGTGGGGGAGATGACTAACATCGGTTACATGCCCCGCATCTTCAGCCAGCCAGCAAAGAGAGCACTTGAGAGATCTAACGCACTGGGCAGCATCACAGAAGAGACTGGACAGACACTTATTGCTAAATCACGTGAGACGTGGCGCTATCTCCCGGAAGACGAAGCGATGGCAGCAGCACTCCTCAAAGTAGATAACGCTCAGCTACAGACTCTAATCGCTAACCCCAGCCAATTTGCTGAGTTTCTCTCAAAGCGAGTAACAGACGACCAGCTCGACCTCTTGGTTGATAGCGGTATCATGTCAAAGATCCCTATGCTGGGGACAGAGGTTGCTGAGTACATGACCCGCAAATACAAGATACCGCTGCTCGATGCTGACGTGTTTATCCACGACCCTGTGGCAGCCAGTAACGGAATGATTGACAAGCTCAAAGCAGGGGCACAGCAATCAGCAATGGTTAAGCATATCTCTACTGAAGGGATGGCAGCAGGCTGGGCTATTCCGAGAGCCGTAGCTGAAAACAACCCACAGCTCTACAATAAGTTTGTCAAGCTGTCATCAGTTGTTGACACGGCTGCTGGTGACCTTTATGTTCACCCCACAGTAGCAGCTAACCTTTCTGGGTTGCTGCGTATTGCTGGGTCTCCTGCCGAGATGTCAAAGGCTGCTGCTATCAACAAGTGGTTCCGCACTAACTTCTCAATGCAGGCACTTGGTAATCCAATTACTGCTACTGTGTATCTCAGCGGGCAGCTCATGTCTAACATGGCATCCACTGTGGGGAGGGGAGCTGGGCTTACTGACTTCTTTACGTCGTTGCAAGACATAGCACTTGTCAGCAGCAAAGGACTTGACGCTTTTGACAACGTTAAGCCGTTCCGTATCCTCGACGGAGCACCTGTCACTCACAGAGAGTTTGTTGCTAAGACTCTCCGCAATTTTTCTCACAACATCCTCCCAGGTGTAGACGTTACGGGCACTGGGGCTGGTATGATTGACATCAAACAACTAGACCCGCGTTACATCCGCCAGCACTTTGAGAACATCAGAGCTGCTGGGCAGAGCGGTGGCGTCAAAGCCTACACACAAGAGATCGGCAACGTACTCAAAGAGCAGCGCGATGCTGTGTTTCTCCCCACATTACGAGTAGCCTCTATCATCGATATGGCTGGACAGCTTGCCGTCGCAAGAGGCAAAGCAACACTCGGGTACGGTGGACCTAAAGCTGCCATTAAAGACGTTGACCAAGCTATCTTCGGCTGGAGTAGTGAGCGTTACGATACGTGGGAGCAAGTAATGGGGGAAGTTAAAAAGTCGTTCCCCATGTTCGACGATGTTGGGAGCGTTACTGAGACTGTAACAAGCGTTGCACCGTTCTCAGCGTGGGCTATGCAGAACCTCCCACTACAATTAGCTGATATGCTCCGGCAGCCGTCTCGCTGGTACAACTACGCTCGCATGACAGCACTATGGAATGACAACCAAATGGGCAGCGACACTCTCCCCGCTGGTGGTATGCAATCATGGGAGCGCGACAAATACGGCTTAGTGCTAAACAACGACCCCGCTACAGGTCATACCACGATGCTATTCCACGGGGACCTCGACCCACGCTGGGGAGCCTTAACCTGGCTAGCGTCTCTAGGTGGGGACAAATCCGCTGAGGCTCTTCGCGCTAAAATCAAAGGGGAGTCAACACAAAAAGTAGTCAACTCTCTAATTAGCAAGACAATGTTCTCTGGGGTATACAAAGCTCTCAGCGGCATCGACCCACTGACGGGCACTAAGCGAGATGACTCCCCACTAGAGTTTGAACAGTTCGGTGGGATGACTATGCACCCTGCTGTAGCTGCCGTGTTGAGCATCTCTCCCTTTCTGTCGTCTGTTGACCGCTTACCGGTTATCAGCGGGCAGCGCGCTTTGCTCGACCCGAGGACTAACGCTGTCATCAAACCCGCAGTTGATGGATGGCTAGGCAACCAGGGTAAGCTACGCCCTCAGCAACTAGAGAACACGGAGGCTACTCTACAGGTACTTGGGGGGAGGGTAAGAGTCATCAACCGCTTTGCCAACATGAAGATGACCTGGCGTGATACTGAGCGCGTCATGAACAAAGTCCGCAAAGACCAGTCAACGGCGCAACAGCAGCTACAGGTTGACATCAAGCGAGGCTCAGTCAGTGAAGACAGCGACAGCTACCGTAAGCGGGTAGCAGCTATAAACCAGATGACTGATGTTATCCTCCAGGTTAATCTCGACTTGGGGAGAATTGAGCGATACGCAGAACAGAACGGGTTACCACCTGATAAAGCCTTTGAGCAGATTCAGACTGAGCAGCTTGTCCTCGACAACTTACCGCTGCCTGGTGCAGATTATTTACGACAACAATTAGATGAGGGGTTGAAAGCTAAATGGGAATCCAAGTAACGAGAAGCGGGACAAACTGGACGGTAGACGTAACAGCCTTGGGGCTTGTCAACGACCCTGGGGAGAAAGACTTCCTTGTAGTCATCTCCGGGTTAGAGCAACCGTTAGCAGCTTATACTAAGACTACCGCCACAGTTATTACTTACAGCGGAGCAGCTCTCCCCACAAATACAATAGTTAATCTCTACCGCTGGGGGCTGCGGGACATCGACACCCTTCAATATGGGGAGGTTACTTCTCAGCTTGGGATGAACCGCCGCTTAGAACAGATAGAAAGAGTGCTGGACGACCTACGTGAAGTTAAACAGTTTATTTGGAACGTTGGTACAACAGGTGATGCAGCAGTTGCATCCCACGTTGCACTGCCTGACCCTCACATACAGTACCGTCTGAAGAGTGCCGCCGTACCTGTAGCTGACCTAAGTGGTACACTTAGTGATGCTCAGATCCCAGCGTTGATTGCGCGTGATGCTGAAGTTACTGCTGCTGTTGCTGCTCACGAAGCTCTCGCTAACCCACACCCTGGGTATGCCACAGCAGCACAGCTAACAACAGCTCTCACTGGGTATCTCCCCACAACTCAGAAGGGAGCTATCAACGGTATTGCCCCTCTTGATGGCAGCAGCAAAATCCCCGCAATAAATAGCCGTGGTTGCTCAGCAGTCTACACAGCTTCGACCGGGGTGTGGCTCTTTACGTGGGCAGATGGCGGCACTCAGAGTATCGACACACCACTGGAGCTAGTCTTTCAGAGTGTCAACTACAACACAACGACAAAGCAAGTAACGTTCACGCTAGTCGGAGGAGCAACCACGTCGTTCTCTTTAGCTGACTTAGTAGATCTCCCGGAGATACAGATTGCTACGACTGTTCCATCAAGTACACCGACTTCTGGGCAGCGACTTTATGTTAGAAGCGACACTGGGGACTACTGGGTATCTAACGGCACTGTTTGGGCTGGGCCTTACCTGAGTCTTACGACAGCAGAGAGAGCACAGCTTACTGGGCTGTCGGCTGCATTAAACGGTAAACAAAACGCAGACGCTACACTTCAGTCAATCGCTAACGCCACTATAGCTGGGTTGATCCGACGTAACACAGACGAATCTGTAACGCTCCTACCCACAGGGGGGATGGGTGAGCAGTTGATTGCGACGGGCGATGCAGCGGCGATACGAGAATTGATTAACGCTGAGACGTGGCGCTACCCTGGATCGACGCTGGTTGCGACGCTTACTGGGGGTGGCCTTGAGCAACGATTATCAGATCGATCGGTTTGGAATAATGGCAAAATTGTACAAGGAGCATATCTTAGCGCGCGTGAACTAAACGATCGGCAGACTGGGTACATCCGCAATGGTGGCTGCAATTTCCCAGCGACACCCGACGCTGGAGGTGTGCTTCGCGCAGAAAATTGGCCAGGGGTTATCGCTTACCCCATTCAAGCGGTAAGCGGTAATTACTCTTTGCTTTGCAACACGTCTTACACTTATCTGCCTACAGAGTGCGCCGAGTATAGTTACGTTCCGGCTGGGGTGACGCTAAGATTTGCCGTGACTGTTCGTGCTAAAACATTCGTTGCTGGCAATCAGCATTTTCCGTTTATCGCGCAGTACGATGCTGATAAACTGCCCAACGACGTTTATTACAACAGCGTCGCGCTAAGTACTGCCTCAACCTTAAGCGCTCCGTTAGCCGTCGGTGCAACTACCGTAAGGATTAACAAGGGTACTGCAACTCAATGGGGGAATGGAACCTACAAGCACTTGTTGGTATTCCCGTACAAGAATAGCTTTGGTAAAATATACCCTAAACCGAGCGACCCTGACAATGCTTACTGCTATAGTCGCAACAACGCTTTTTTAGGCGCAACAGCGTCAGTAGTAACAACAGCCACAGAATACATTTTGACGTTGCCTGCACCTTGGGCCTATCCCAACCCAGCAGCAGGTAGCGGAGGTGTATGGCCTGCCGGAACAGAAGTTGCTGAATCACAAGGTGGTGATGGCAATGCGTTGTACCCTTACGGGGTGTTTCTAAATTACGAGGCTAATCAAGATCAAATCTTTAACACCGCAAACGTCTGCCTAAAGCAAACAGCTACCCCAGGAGCTTTACTGTTAGCTGCTGGTACGCAGTTTGTACGCATAGGTATTGCCTGTAACTACGGCCCCGCTGGAAACGAGACTCTCTATCAGATGGATTTAATCCCCCTCCCTTAATACGTTCTCACCACAACAATCTAACAACAGGCTACTATGAACCACAACTACTTTCTGATGTTTACGCTTGAGCCTTACGCCACCACTAATCTAATTGGTGGTCGCCTACTATTAATGGAGGGGGCTGCTGTTCGTGAGCGTTTCAACGCAACTAGTGGACTCCCTGGCTGGCAGCAACGTGGCGACTACGACCAAGTTGCACGTGGCCCTATCCCTCGTCCCGACCTCGTTGGCATCCAGTACTACGAAGTGACAACTGTAGCTGACTACGTTACGCCTGCTGAGCAGCCAGGTATTGCTGGCAACTTCTACGCTATTACACCATCCGAGGTAAATGTAGCTGGGGTGACACGTGGGCTGTTTGGTGTTCACCGTGACGCTAATGTACCAGGGACTAACGGCTGCGTGGGACTGACAACTACTGTGGGGTGGGAAGCATTTCAGAAGTGGATGTTGACGCTCAACAAGCAGGGCATTCTATCGCTCCCTTTACAAGTTGACTACCCAATTTAAGGAGGTATCGGTATGAGATACCCGCAAATCACAGACGAGCAACGCGCTACGATTCTTAGTTTAGTTACTGGTACGGATCTGTCGTATAATGCAGTTGCTAGAGCCGTAAACAAAAATGTCGGGACAGTGTCAAAAGCAGTCAAAGATGTTTTAGGGGATAGGTACTACAATGAACGTATGACGAGAGTAAAGAAGCCAAAGAAGGCTTTTATAAGTGGAGGGTACAGACGTGTACCGACACCTGACTGGTTCAAAGGACATGAGTTCAAAGGGTTTTCACGTGAGCACCATGTTGTTTACTGTGAAGCCAACGGGCTAACACATATACCTGATGAGTTCTGTGTGCATCACATTGACGGTAATCCTTTGAACAACGACATTAGCAACTTACAGCTGATGACGCATAGTACTCATGCACGACACCATCTACTTGAGAGGCTGACTACTGCATTTCCCTGTGCCTCTCAGACTACTCGGAGTAACAGGGGGTAGCAATACACCCGACAACCTAGTAGCAAAGCACAGCAATCAACCTCTGTCGTCCTGCACTATATCCTTACTGTGGGCTACTGGCTGTAGGGAGCTGATCCAACGTAGGCTTTTGCACTAATTACAGCGTTTCTCACTTAGAGCTAAACACAAAGAAACCCCGGTAAGCACTAAGCTCGCCGGGGTTTTTTTGTTTATCCCTCTACCTCGTCTAATATGCAACGCGCTAACTTGCCGACAATTTTTCTCAAACGTTTATCTGACTCGTTAGCTTCGTTTAGCCAGTCACGCAGAATATCTTCACTGTTGGTGTTTTGCTGTGTAACTGTCAGTACATAATCTACAATTTCAGGGTAGGCACTAAAGCACTTTATATCTTTCTCACAAGCAGCAATATGTTGACGGCTGTACCCTGTTATATGCCCGACTGTTGCTTGTGAATCACACCTAGACTTTCTTGCGACTTGTAGTATTTTCCCTGTTGTCATTCGATTAACTCCTGTTTATTTTGTGGGTACCAAGCAACCTCATAACGCTCAATTTGCGCTGGTGGGTACATCTCCCGGTAAGTCGGGAACTGTTGGCACCACAGCAGGTTACCAGCGTAAGTGTTCCAACTAGCATCCCACTGTACCCTGTCGCGCACTTTTTTGTTACGCTCAAACATTAGCCGTAGCACCCAAGCTTCGCACTGCTCCCGGTACAGCGTAGTCTGTGGGCCGTACTCTACTTTGGGGTAGCGCTTTGTAACGTCAGCATCGTACTTGCTGACGCTCTCTACCGCTGCTGTTGGTAGCTGTAGCGTAAAGATCCACGCTAAGATGTACAGCAGTCGGTAACTTTCTGTTGCTAGCTTTCTCATGTTAGTCAGGTTGGACATTGTACCAGTAATCCTCTGAGGGGGTGAACTTGTCTCGGAATACTTCAGCGCCTAGATTGTTATCAACGTAGACTGTGAAGTTTTTTACAGTAAGCTCTGTACAATACTCCTCACTTTTGTTGACGACAGCATACTGCTCAGTTCTTATATCTCGAATCCAACCGAAGTTGAGATCAGATTGCACCCACTTAAATCGTAAGACTTCTGGCAGAGTAACCTTCAAGGCTTCCCACCAATTAGCAGGGTAACTAACTGACAGATTGCAGACTTGTCTTGCGTAAGGCTGATAAACCATGTCAAGATCCTTAAATGCTGCAACTCTGAAACTAGTTACTGTGGGCTGCTTATGTCGTCCTACGTGCTGCTTGCAAGCAAATTCCAGTACCTTAGCTACTTCTCTTTCAGAGTTTCGCTGATAATCGTTGTAATGCATTAGCTGCCTCTGTATTGTAATGGTTGTCGGTCTGCCCGCTGTGCTGCTAACTCACTGAAGCGCTGAATAATATCTTCGCTGTCTCGCAAGTCCCACCACCCGTCACGGTTAGCGTAGAAGTACTGATGCCACTTAGTAGTAGACATCGACGTAGGCAGCTTACCCCCAATAGTAGGAGGGGCTGTTACCACCCGAAGCATCCCCACAATATCGTAGTCATCAATAGTGAGCAACTTGGGGACAGCCTGCTTATATCTAGCAGCTCTCTCCTCGATAGCGTGGTCAGCTACACGCAACAGATGAAACGCTGACGTACCACGGTTGAACAACAGGAAGCACGGTACTGGTTTCTTCCCGGTGTCTTGCTCGTAGGTGTCGCAGTAGAACGCTAGCTGTGAGATGTAGCCGTAGTTGTCAGTCGGCGCTGACTTAAACTGCGTAAAGATATGTGGGGCCATACTCTTACACTCGATGATTAGCACCTCTCCGTTAGCTGCCTCAATGATAAAGTCAGCGTGACCAGCAACTCCCATGTTTTCCAGTCTCGCTTCCTGCTGAAACTTCACCCCACATAAAGTCAACAGCTCGGCTGCAACTTCCTGGATAATCAATCCGTTGCACATAGCGAGACAGTTAGCTGCCGTCATCGGGCGCTTCCCGCCGTACCAGCGCTCCACTAATTGGAGCACGAACGGCCTGCCAATCTTGCTGGCTCTAAACCGTACAGCTGGGTCATCTACGTGGTGAGGGGCTGCTGTGATGCGGTTCATCACTCGTCGCAGGTATTCGTCGGGAACCACTTGGTTGCCGCACCCTGCAAAGAACTCTCTTAACTCTTCGTAATACTCGCTCATCGTACCCCTCTGCTTACTTTGCTTACTGTTGATTGTGACACGCCAGTATCTTTGGCGATTGTTTGCTGCGTTCTCCCCTCCTTAAGAGCTTTGAGTATGCTCTCTATAATGGAGGGGTGAACTGGATTTCGTCCACCCTTGTTTAACATCTGTGATTCCTTACTGTGGGGGTTAGAACGGTAAACCGCTTATCTCTACTGTGGGCTTGGGTACTGCTCTAGCTGTTGCTTCCAGCGGGGGAAGCACACCCTGCGTAACTTTACCTTTGAGTGGGGTATCGTCATCAGCGGAGGCAGCGACAGCTTTAAGCTCTACGAAGCCTTCGTGTACGTACTTAGCGTCTCTTGCTGCCCAGAGGACAACAGACAGAAACACTGAGTCTTTATCGCTGGCATCAATGTGCTGCTCAATATCTTTCAGTGATTGCCTATTGACTGCTAAGAACCCTCGTAGCGCTGGAGCCTTGGGGTTGTTGCTGTAGCCCTCTTTAGTTTTGAGCGTCAGCTTTACAACTGGTAGCTCATAGTCTTCTTCAAAGAAACTCATCCAAGTTGCTCCATAATGGGGAGTGAGATAGTGGGCATCGGGCACTGCTCAACGGGCTGCGTTATAATCGTGCCGAGGTCAGAATCTTGGTCAGCAACAAGCATAATCATTAACTCTTGCGCGTTGTCTTCCTGCTGGAGGGCAACTAGCATTTCGCAAGCTGCTGCGTACTGCTCTTCTGTACCGATGTTGCATCCCAGCTCCGGGTCAGTAGCGCACTCTAAGAACTCGATGGCGTCAGCGTTAGTTAATACAATCATTGTCGTTACCTGCTGTGTATAATAGTGTGGGTGGTAGATGCGCTGACTTACATTACGTCGGGGGCTGTCTCTGTCACGTCAGGCTTAGGCTCACGCTTTTCGAACGCTACCTTAGCTAGATCAGGCAAAGCTTCGAGATCTACAGCAGCGAAAGACTCACGCTCATCACCCGGCTTGATAGGGGTGGGGACAGCAGCGTACTTTGTGTCCATCTTACCTTTGCCGATTCTCGATACACGGAATCCGGTAGTCCCGTCCATGAAGTTGTAGTCGCCAGCAAGAACCATTTCGTGGATAGCTTTCTGCACGGAAGCCTGCGAGATCTCCAGCAGCTTAACCTCTTTAGCGTCAATGTCAAACACGTTGAGCAGCCAGAAGTGCTTAGCTTTCTCACCTTCCCGGATACCAGGGGTGTCGAGCGGCAACTCTTTGCTGCGAATAACTTGTTTGTCCTCTGTCCAGTAAGCGTAGCCCGTAACCATCTGGTTAAGCACAGCAAACCGGATGTACTTCCCGTCTTCTGGCATCTTAAGATAGTTACCAGAAGCGCTTACTGGTGCTACGTAATCCTGGGGGATAAAGCTGTTAATCATTGTGTTCTCCGCTGTAGGTAGTGTTTGTTGCGAGCTGCTATCTTTAATGGCGAGCAGATTCCAATTGCTAAGATGCAATTAGCTGTTCGTAGATCTCAGTGGCTACACGTCCAGTATATTTTGATAGTCCTGTCCTGCCTGTCATCTTAACTGACAGCTCTTGAGTACCGCTACAGAAAGTAAAAGATGTGACGTGGTCAGCCCTAAATCCCAGTGAGTGGGAGTCTTGTGTGTAAACGATGAAAGTTTTCATTGTATTGTACCTGTTGTTAGTAACTCGTCTGCTCTAATAGCCACAAGCGGTATGCTTCACCTGCTCTCTCCCAGGCCCATGGCTGACCTGGGGGGATGTTGTTATCGAGGCAGTAGCGTAGCATCCACTCCCATTGTTGTACGTTTGTCACGTCTTCTCACTCCAGTTTTTACAAATTGAAAACGATGCCCTTACTGGTACCCCTCCTTTAGATGTGGGGATAACATAAGAGCTGAACACTTCGTTGATAGCGGCAAGCACTTCCTCAGCTTTGTCGTCCGGGATAGCGAAATGAGCCTCATCGTGGACAGTAGCCATCACCCAACCCCCGGCATCCTGTACTAGGGGGAGCGAGAGGTTTAGCAGATGAGCGAATATCGAGAAGCACCCTGTCTGCATCAAAGCGTTGAATGACTGTCGCTCTGCACTGCTCCGTTCGTACCGTACTTTGCTGTTCAGATTGGGGTAGAAGCATCGTGTGCCCAGCGAGTCATAAAGGAAACCACTGGTAACATTCTGTCCGTAGTGCCTAACGGGGTAGACGTTGCGCTCTGTTCGAGCTGTGTTCCAAACTTTCTGCTTGAGTGTGTTAATTGAAGTACGGCTATCGACCACCCCAAGTATCTCGACTGCTTCACTGATTGACACCCCCAAAGTAAATGCCAGTCGCTGAGCTTTAGCTCCGTAGCTGCTAGCGAAGATGCCGTTCTTCGCAATAGGCCGCTTTGCTTTCCACTCAGGTGAACTCTCATCAATGTCGAACCAGGCGGCGGTGTTGACATTGTGAAAGTCGCTACCGTCCCTAGCACCTTGGGCCATCGTGCTGTCATCATTACATATCTCCAAGTAAGCAGCTAATATACAGATCTCAATCTGAGAAAGATCCCCGATAAGTAGTGAGTAACCTGGGGGAGCAGTAAAGATAGAGCGGACACGCTTACCCCACACTCGATGCCGAGCAGAAAGGTTCTGCATATTTGGGGAAGAGCTACTCAGTCGATGCGTAACTGTGCCACACTGATACCAGTTGCCTTTAAGATAACCAGTCTCAATGTCAACACAGCCGAGGATTGTCGTAAGCTGCGTGAGGATGCCTTCGACGCTCTTAAGATCTGACAGCTCAGCGATAAGATCTTTGAGCTTGCCGTCCTCTAATGTGGCTAGCGAGTACCGCATCGTAGCCTGTGAGGTCTTAGGTCTGTTAGTCTTAAAGTCCCGCTCTACTGGAGTCCAGCCGTGAGCGTACAGCAGAGAAGCGACATCGTTTGGAGACTTGATATTTGGGGGATGAAACTGCCCGTCCTGTACTTCGTACTCTCTGATCTCCTTGCTCCACTTGAGCTTGGCAACCTTAGGGTACTTCTCGTTGAAGGCGTTTAGTCTCTCTTGTTGAGCAGCAAGCATCTCAGTCATCAACCGAACGAGTGCAGCCCTGTCGATAAACATACCCCCACTCATTGACATCATCACTTCGATGAAAGGTAGATGCACTTCGTAGTAGCTGCTACTCAACCGCTTGTCGGCAGCGAGATGACGCTTACCGTCTGACCACAGCCTCCAGCAAACCTTAGTGTCTTGTAAGCAATAGTCCCCCATCACAGTATTGTAGGGGGTAAGCCAGATAGACTCTCCTACACTAGGGTCGTACATCCCTGCGGCAGTGAGTGCTGCTTCGTAGTCTGTCTTCTGCATACCGACACGCTTGGCCATCACGTCAAGCCCATAACCTCCCATCGAGGGGTTGATCTTGTGCCACAATACCATCGTGCAGCGATACTGCCCTTGCTTGATGTTGACTCCGAACTTGCGGAGAACAGCAACGTCGTAAGCTGCATTGTGGAACACTAAGATTACACCGTCAGCGAGTAGCGTTCGGCAGTAACCCAGCACTGCGTCGTGTCCTACAATAAGGACTTCGCTTTCTTCATCGACGAAAGCACAGCAGTAAATCTCTGTTACTTCGTCTAGTAATCCATTAGTTTCTAAATCTGCGGCGATCTCTCTCATTTGATTCCAGTGCTTTTGACAGTGTGGATAAGTAGCGGTTGACAGTTTGACAGAGAACATTTAGACGAGTGTTACTGAACGCTTGTACAACAATCGAACTATTTGAGTACGGGTTGTAGTACAGCTCAAAGACGTGCAACTTGTCCCGATTACGATAAAACACTCCAGTAAATCTGTCCATCTCTATGCGACAGCGGTTCATCGTAGTGTCGGATGCTTGGTACAGAACTGCTTGGCGCTTAACGTAGCGGCTAACCCTGTCTGCGTATGTTTGTGATGTTGTCATGAGTTACTTTGGGGGATAACGAGTGCAAGGTATGGAGCAACAAGCGTGTCAACGATGATACCCTCCCCCACCTCCTGTTCGTGGCGGTCAAGCAAGTCGAAGCACTTGTAGTAAATGTCACTGTGCTGTGCTCTATAGGGATCAAAGTATCTACCTGCTGCCCGTCTAACGTACAGCAATTCACCAACACATTTGTTAATGATGACCAGGGTTGCTTCTTCCCCCAGCCATTTATCCCACATGATGACCTGGAAGCCCTCACTGAGTAGCGTCAACAGTTGTTGGAACGTCATAGTCTGAGCTGATGCGTTACACTGTAGAGCTGCCTGTCTCATCTTGTCGTCGAGTGAACAGTGATCGTCTATAATAAGCGTCAAGTTTACTCTTGTAGTTAGAGAAACAGCTCTCTTGAGTAGTGTTGCTTGGTGCTGTGTCATGGTCTGACCTCTAGTGTGGTTGCTGCTTGCTTCATACGTTTGACAGCTTGCTGGCTGTCGTAGAGTACAGCCTCTAGCAGTACGTGGGAACCTGCTGCTATCACAGCGTTACCTACCACTAGTTGCCACTCGTAGACTGAGCTGCTCTTGACGTAGTTGATGCTAACGTTACCAGTTACTACGTGTATGCCGCGCCCCTGTCTGCTTCTGCCCTGTGTAATCTTGACTGCGTTCTTACTGTAATAGCCACGGATAACGTCAATTTCTGAATTGTCAAACTGTGGGTAATCCATTTGCTGTCTCTCTGCGTTTAGTGTTTACTAGCTGTTGATGCTCACTGCGGGTCAAGCATACAAACTCTGACGGGTGCCCGTCGTTGTACTGGCTGTGGGGGTGGTAGACAACGTAGCCTTTAGGTACTTCGGTTACGTCGTGGTAGAGGCACCACAAGATGTGATGACGTGGGATGTACTTACATTTGGGGGCACCTGTGTACCAGCTTGGCCTGATGTAAGTCAGAACGTTAGCACTGTTATACTTTGAGCCGACTGCCTTGTGGTGGTCACGATTGTAACGTTCCCACTTATCAAAGAATATGGCTCCCGCGTGCTTTACGATGTACAGTTTGAACTCTGTAGCTGTCAACCAGTGCTTGTCAGCTACAGTTTTGTAACCTTCGACGTAGCAGGTATCGCAGTAATCTTGCAAGGCTAAGTTGAGCGACCTAGCTTTAAGTGTGATTGTCATGTTTTCCTGTGCCTCTCAGACGGGAGGTAGTAACGGTTGGTATGTTTCTACGTAGAAGCTATACGTTGTAGACTAGGCGTACCGCTGTGCAGTGCCTACACTATATCCTTACTGTGGGGCTACCAGTACCGGTGAGCTGATCCAACGTAGGCTTTTGCCATGTTGGGACACTTAGTACTTGTCGCTCTGATGCGTACAGCTTATTGCCTACAGAAAAATGATGCCCACAAGTGATAGCCACATGAGCTAACGTTTGCCCCCAGTCAGTAAGCTCATACGGTACGAGCAGCAATCCGTAGATAAGTCGAGCTAACACCATACAGTCAGAGTGTGGGCCACTGCGGTAGTTGTTCCTCTTGTGAAACTCTACAGCTTCTCTCTGGTACTCTGCCATGTGAGCCAAGCCTGGACAGGTTAACCCTTTGTGTACCCCACCACCCTTGATGATGGTGCGGAACCCGATGTAATTCTGTGCGCCAATCGGCATAACAGAGTTGAGAGCCTCCATAGAGGGGAGCCAGAAGATTTCTAAGTTGCGACGATTGAAGTACAGCTTACGGTAAAGTTGCTCGGCAAGTGGGCGGTCAACGGGAACGCGCTGGTCACAGGCGTTAAACAGTGCAGTCTTGAGAAGCTCGGTACTAAGGTCTAACATTGTGATTCTCCGTCAATAAGCCATTGTGGTGGGATAATATACTTTGAGACTGACACTTTGAAGGTACGCTCTAAGCGGTCAAGCGTTCTACGGTCAAGCCTCCCCACTAAGAAACGTAAGTCTAGTTGTGGGTTGCTTGTTGCGATTGCTTCGTACTTTGCTACGTCCTGATAAGCGATGTACTCTTTGCACTCCACGTAGATGTTACCACCCAAATGGAAGTCAGGAGTGTAGTGGTGAGTCGTAGTGTAGTCAAAGCCTCCCTTCTCGTAAGGTACGTTGGGGTACAGCTTGCGAAGAGTGGCTTCCTGTTCTGATCTGTGTTGTACTGTCACGATGATTAAGGTTGTGAGTGGATAGGCGGAGAGCGGCAAGCACCAGGACGATAATCAGTAGCTGTAATCGGTTGTCAATCATTGGAGTGTATGCTCATAAAACGTGAACCCGCTATCTCTCTCAAAGAGAAAGTTAATGCGGCCCGTCTTCCCAGTGTCACGGTCAGGGGTAACCGAGCGTAACTCCATCACCCCATTCTCAAGACGTCGCACACCTAGGACTACGCTGGGAACTTGGACTAGAGCGGCGCTACCACGAAGGTGGGACATCTCCACGATGCCCGTACAGCTAGCATTAGTGTGAGACACCCCGATAAGCGATAGGTCTAGTTCGTTAATGAGAGCCTTAAGCTGGTAAACTAAAGCGTCGATAGCTGAAGTCTGTAGCCCCTCGGTAAAAGACGTCGCCGCTGCTGAAATATGATCAACGACCACAAGGGGGACACCAAGAGAGGGACACGCACGAATGTTTTGCTCTATGAAGCTAGCTTCAGTAAAGCCGAAGTGTTCAACAAAGTAGAGGTAGGGGTGACAGTCAACCGGGAAACGTTGGAGCGTCTCGTAGGCTGTCAGCTCTAGCGGGAAGAACATAACGGGCTTGTAGTGAGAACGTATAAACCGTACTGCTAAGTCGATAACGAACTCTGACTTGCCCTGTTTTGTTATCCCTGTTACCAGGATAAACTTACCGGGTGAGTGCCCGCCGATGAGAGTATCAAGCGGAGTAATGCCAGTTGTTAGGGCGGTTGCAACTTGGCGGTTAGATGCACGCTCTATAACTTGCGCCGCTGAGAAAATCGTAGGAGGTAATCGTGGTAACGGGTCAAAGGTAAGCTGACCCCCACTCATAAGAAGTTCAGCGGCGTCTTTACAGCCATGTGGTAGCTGCAAACCGTAGACGTTCTCTGTCCCCCACAAACTAAGGAATTTATCTGTGTAGTCCTGTCCTGCTTTGTCGTTATCGAAGCAGAGGTAGACAGCAGAAGCAATAGACTTGATGTAATCTACCCACTCAGATAGCAGATGCTTATCAGGGTTGCCGCTATAGCAGAGAGAAACGTCTAGCTTGTCGATAGACTGGTAGATGGCCATCGCATCTGTGATACCTTCAGAGAGGTAGACTTTAACTTTCTCCCCAAAGTAAGAAGCACAGTCAGGCACCAAGTGAGTACCGACTAAAAAACGCTTGCTGCCCTTAGCCCACCATGTTTCTTTTTTGCGGCCCGCTGTCCAGCCGTCGCGGCGATAGTGGTAACCGATAGCGGTACCGTCGCGCTGTACCTCTGTTACAATTTCTAGCGGCTTGCCTGTGCTATATGTGAGGTACGTAGCGCAAGTCTCTGCTGTAATCCCCCTCGTAGTTAGGGGTGGGGACGGTAACAGTACGGCTGGTGTCTCTAGTTGAGATGCCATTTCGATATGCGGTGTGGGATAGTGCGAGTTCATATACGCGGGCTGGTGTAGGGTAACGGTTACAGGTGATGTTAGACATACGGAACACTAAATCGGCACAGTTGAGAAGGTAGCTTGAAGCTAAGAGGTAAGCGATACGGTCAGTGCTAGCTTGAAAGGCTGGGAAGTACAGTTCACGGTAAACGTCAGGACGGTACTGTTCAAGGCGTGACCCGGTAAAACGTACCTCTATAGTAGACTGCCCATAAGTTGTCTGTATTAGAGGGGCACAATGAACGACCCACCAATAGCGCTGACGTGCTAGCAATTGTAAGGCAGCTACTACCCAGTGAGTAGGGCAACGCCAGTTAAAGACGGAGAAGCATACGATAGAACTTTTCACGATTAACCTCTTGGTTTGTATGTACTGAACGCATTAAGCAAAGCCTCTTGGTCAGCACGTGACCCCCAAATAAACTCTTCTCCGCCTGCTACTCCGAGTATTGCGGCGAAGTCTGCAAGGCGTAGCATCTTGTCGTCCCTCCCCACTCTAGTCAACTTAACGTCAGTGGTAAACTGGTAGCTATTGATGCTAGTCCAGGTAAGGGCGGAGTCTTGCCGCATGGTCTTAGATGTCAGGCTGTCTATAGCGTAACGGCTGTCACTGTAAACTCTGACCTTGCCGTTAATGAATCGTTCAGCATAGCGGTAAGCAGCTAGAACGGCTTGCATTTCAGCAACGTTATTAGAGATAGATTCACCAACTACGACAGTAGTGCGAACATCGTAAACAAGTTCCGCGCCTAGTGATTGTTCTTCTTTGTTGAATGCTTGGCAGGTACAGACCAAGCCGATAGCTACGCGGGAACTAGGGTTGCTCCCATCAGTGGCAGCATCGACGTAGATTCTCCACTTAGAGTTGAGAGGGGGGCAGCTAGGCTTAACAAGTTGGTAACTCATAGTGACGTTGAGCAGTGTTGTAGTTTGTAATAACTGGTAGACAAAGTAACCCCCTCCCCCAGGCTGTAAGCTAAGGAGAGGGGGCTAAGTAGTGTTAGATCGTGTAGCCTAGTTCGGCGAGTTTGGCCATTGCAAGGGCCAGCTTCTCAGACGTCTCATTCTTGGCAGACTTGAGAACTTTCTCAGGCTTGGTCACATCTGATGCCCAGCTTTCGATCACTGACATATTGACGACTTCACCCTCGGCGTTGAACCCTTCGGTCTCGGCGTAGATTACAGCATCGACCAAGGTACCATACTCACGGGCCATGTTAGACGGGACGTTAGTCGGGTTAGCGGCAATGTAATCTTGGAAGATCTCAGCAAGTGCAGTAAGCTGATCGTCTGTAGCGTAGATGAAGGTCTTCACTTTGGAAGACAAGCGAGTAGCGATTGCCAATCCAGTTTGGAAGGTGACGCCGATAGCGGCTTGCAACTTACGGGCCAAGGATTGTTTAGCGAGTTCCGTAGGGGTCAATTTCGAGAAGCTCTGCTTAACAAGCATCTTCTCTGCGGCAGTCATAGAACGGGAGCCATTGAAGGATTCTTGCAGTTTAGCGACGGCCCGCATCGACTGACAGACAACAACGTCACAGTTGACAATCGGAGTAATAGCTACCCCACCCTCGGGAATACCACCTTCGGGGATTGGCAGAACGGCGTTGACAGCATTGACGTAATAGAGCGATGCCAAACGTGCGAGGGCAGTAACGCGGTGACGACCGCTAACCAGGAAGTCTTGACCCGCAAACTGGGCCACCGTAGGGCGCACCCACAATTGCTTGTCTTTCACGATAGCTTTCATGATGACACCAGCACGGGCTTCGATCACTGGCTCTTGTGCAGTGCTGACAGCATCGGCAGCGGCAAGCAGTTCGTCAATGGTAAGCGTAACGTCGCAGTTAGAAGCGGTCTGAGATTGGAAGAAGGTGTTGATAGCGATAGTCGTCATGGCGGTTAGTCCTTTGTTGTAAGTAGGGTGGGTGGGTGGTGAGTGTGCTTGTGGCAGTGACCCACTGAATGTAATCAGTCTATCGTGGGAGGGGTGCAGTTGTCAAGCGCTAATCGTAAAGAAGTGTCACACTTGACTGGCACATAGCGGAGGTGATCGGGAACTACTGTAAGTTGTTACCATTATAAAGTATCAGTCGGTAGAAGTAAAGAGGTTGATCAATTAAAGTGTCACATCAGTGTGTGCCAATTGACGGTCAACAATAGTACGGATGATGCCAATGTTATCTGCTTTCCACGGTACTGCACGGCTATCAAGCTGATTAAGCCTACGATCGGTGAACACTTCCCACTCAGCAATACTATGTTGCTGACAGCCTATAGCTACTTGTTCCCCACAAATAACTACGGTGTATAAGCCTAGCTGTAGTGTGAAGATTACTTTATTGTTTCCGGTACAGTTGTTAAATCTAGCGCCGGAGAGGTTAGCACAGGAGAGGTTAGCACAGGAGAGGTTAGCACAGGAGAGGTTAGCACCGGAGAGGTTAGCGACTGAGAGGTTAGCGACTGAGAGGTTAGCACCGAAGAGGTTAGCGCCGGAGAGGTTAGCACCGAAGAGGTTAGCGCCGGAGAGGTTAGCGCCAAAGAGGTTAGCGCCGGAGAGGT